TGATTTTTTTCAATTACGAACTCAAGAATATCTGAAGGTGTAAGCTCTCCTTCTGAGTGAACAAGAGCCTTTTCTATAAGAGGCACAACATCTTCCCAGACATATTCAATGTCATCAGGATGGATTAAGACTAAGTTAGACTTGCTTTCGCTTATCAACTTAGAGTTAGATGTTAGAATTTCGTCCATGATGTCCCGTTAAATAAGTAGACTCCTTCACCGCTTCCTGGGTTCCAGTCTGTTCCATCAGCATATCTAATGTCACCAACTCTAGGACGCTGTGGTTCTTCGTGGATTCTCTCAAGCCTAAATGTTGCTTGATTGTATAAAATACTTCCCAGACGTTTTAGTTCGGTAACAAGATACAATCCTAGATCATCTGAATCTTCTGGTAAAGGTCCGGGTTCGTAGAGTGTTACACTTTTAAGAACTCTGTCAGAGTATGTAGCCATTAGTAAGACTGCGATCCTCGTTGACCTACAGTTTTAACATCAATAGCGTACCCATCTAACTCCCAGTCCATGTCAGTAGTAGACTCAAACTTTACAGCGTATAGTTTTCCAGTTCCTCTTACGGATACTTTAGACTGAGTATTAGGATTAAAGGTTGTTGGAGCATTCCAAGTAATACCTTCCTCTGTTGACATAGATGTACCAAGATAGATATTAATAGAGTTATCACTGCTGATAGACATCTTAGGCCATATAGCACTAATCCTCTTCACACTGGTATGGTCAGGTTGTCCTTGCTCATTCATTGTAAGACCGCTTCTTTCTATATACGAGGTCATGAAGGTTGTATTATTTTTATTTCCAGAGTTATCTCTATAAAGTTTAGTGCTATAAGGGTCGGCAAATAACAGGACTTTATCTTGTAGATCGTAACTCATAGTCCAAGGACCGGTAATGGATTCCCAAGTCTCTGTAGTTGCAGCCCATGTAGTGGCTCTGATAGGATTGCCTACGTTACCATATCCCATATGAGCTAGATTAGGAATATCTCTGATAGTAAAAGTGTTTGTTATGTAGTTCCAAACTACAGACTTATTCGGCTCGCTTGATGTAGCGCCGTCAGCGGTGAAACAAAACAGTATCTCTGTCCTTCCATAGTCTGCTACAACAAAAGACTTATTAGTCTGCGCTCCATCTATAGACTGGAACACATACTCTTTTAATTTCATCGGGAGTATAGGTTTTATTCTTTGGCCGTCATTGATATAGAAATTACCTTTACCAAAGATAGCATGACCGCCATCAAACTCCGCTACACAGTTCTTTGATATCGCTCCAATAGTAGGAGATAACTGCCTGAACGAGAATATAAACGGAGTGCCTACAAAGGTCATAGAGTATACAGCATCTTCCTTATATATCATAAAGGAATCTCTTAGCTGTAGTCCGTCTAAAATATCTCCTTTTGTGTCTGCTAATTCAAATTCGCCAGCATCTACCGTGCTTGAAGTTTCATTCCATGAAAGAGGTAATGTCTGGGTTGCTGCTTCTGTACTCCACTTTACAACTCTAGGAAAGTTTACTCCATCTGTTGTAATATTAAGAGCAACCAAAAAGGATCGGAAGGCTCTCATAGACTTACATAATATAGTTATAGTTACTGGAGCATTGTCCAAATGTGCCGCTGCGGTTGTCCCTCCGGCTCCTCTAGCGCATCCTGTGAAGGTTGTGGACGTTACTCCTGTGTAAGTAATCTTCTCGCTTCCAATCGTTATAGTTCCTGCGCTTGGGAAGTCAGCCGTACTGTCAACAGCGATGGTAGTTATAGAATCGTTTATTCCTGCGCTAAGTAACGTAAGGCTAGGCCAGTTTGAAAGGTCTTGCATCTTCTGGTTAGAGATTGGTTTGCCATCTGTTAGCGCCCAATACTGAGGCTTGTCATAGTTATTTGTCATAACCAGAACGCCACCAAGAATAGTTCCAGTCCAGTTTTCATCGGCAGTTGCTGAGTATGCACCGCTTGTTCTAGTTACATTGTACCATTTAGTTGATCTAGTTACAGCGATGTTATCAGAATGAGACGCGGCAGTTGTGCTGTCTGCTCCTCTTGTACATCCGGTAAAGGTCGTGGAAGTTTTTGCAGTATAGGATATGTTTTCAGTTTCTATCGTGATTGTACCAATATCCTCAAACCCAGTAGTGCTATCTACCGTTACCGTGGTTACGCTTGCGTCTATGCCTCCATCTAATAGCGTGGAAGAACTAGTATTATCGTAAACATATATAGCTGCTAGACCTCCAATGATCCAAAACTCAGGAGTTCCTAAAGTAATCTGGGTAATAAAATAAGGAGCGATTGGACAGGTAGCCATAACCTCTGTATAGCCAGGACACTTCTTAATAGAACCTTCTTCAGTCTTTACATTATTACCGTCAGACCATACGTTAGGTGGTAAGTTCCAGGAACTCTTCTCTTTGACAATACCAACTTGCCCAACATTGTCAATGCTAACTAATGCCATTAGATGTATCTAACGTGGTAAGGATCAACCTCTGCATCAGGCGCTTCAGGCCATCCCCAATATGTTTTGTCCACAGTCCTGTCATATATTTCTGTTTCAGGACCAATGGTTTCCACACCTTCATCATCGTAGGTAGACAGGTATCGCTCTTCCTGTACTGCATGGTTCTGGAAGTTACGGACTGCATCCACTGATGCGAACGACTCTACTCCAGACTCCAGACTGTTGCCGTGCGCTCTAATCTCATTACGATATGTACGCCACTCATCAGACATAGTAGTGCCTCCATCAGCCTCACGTATCACTCTCCAATCAGAATAGGATAGGAGTGAGCCAACATTGGCTTTAATCTTTTCTGTAACCCCAGCCTTCAATACCTCTACATCTTTCTCTGTGCTGGCGTAGGAGATCACCCACACGCCGTCAGTGAAGGTGTAGGACTCTTGCCCAGTGTTCCAGTAGCGGCTGTCAGGAGCGTCTACACGAGCAGGAGCGATGCCTACGTCTAGTAGTTCTGCCTTAGACCATGCCCTGAAGATGTTTGCAGGGTGCTGGATAGAATCTATTGTTAGCGCACGAGGCGTTTTAATTGTTCCGAATTGTTCTGAGTACCACATAATTACCTCGCGTTAGATGTTTTGAATGGTGATTCTGCTACGGCGTAGTAGATGTAGTCTCTTCCTGATCCATTTGTTCCTGGATCATTTGTTCTAATTTTCATTCCATTTGAAACTAAATCAACCATTGTCCCAGCAGCAGTAAATCCAGCGGCGGCGGAATCTGCTCTTATCTGGTACGTTCCTCCTGTACCGTTATAACCATCTCTCTTAATATCATAGATATTCCAGTTATCCGCAGCGTTTATACACTTCAGAATAATATAGGCAGGAGTAAAGCCTAAATATAAAAATGGTCCGTCTGCCAAATAATTCGAGGAATATGTTCCTACCTTGCTGTAGCCTTCGATTGAATGAAAGCAGTAGGCTATATATTCCACCCCGGAACCATTAGTCTCAACATGAGTACCCAACGTAATAACAGATGAACCGGGCGCTGTGGAGTTCAATCCAGTTGACATAGACTGCTTGTCGCTGGTAGCGTTAAGATACAACTCATAATCCCATCCAATAGTTTCATTAAATACTGCCCAGTTGTTGATATTCATACCTCGAATAATCATAAGGGTCGGAGCCTCCCCAAGACCATGCCCAACTGTTGCTCCGTTAGTTACATTTCCAATGTAAGACACAGCAGAAAACCCAGTCGCAGGACTCGCACTAACTGAACTTGCTATAGTGGGATTTGTTCCGTCTATACTTCCAGCGGCTATAGTTGAGGCAGCACCACCTCCTTTCCATGCCCATCCTGCATAGGTAGAAGTCGAGTAATTGACCATCGCATCAGGGTCAGCACCCATTGACCAGCCGTCAGAATTAAACGATGTAACGGAAGCCGCTTGAGTTTCTTCTGCGGTTGTAGCGTTTGATCTTAAAGTTTTTGTCGAGCCTCTAATTGAGTCCCTCAACGAGTGCTGATACGCTTGAGTTCGTGCTTTAATCCAGAGGAAATCTGGCTGGAATGCAAGTGAAGAAATTG